ATCGTAAAGTCTTACATCGCTAATTAAGTTTTTATAAAACCTAGTAGTTAATGTATCTCTACCTATTAGCTTAGTTGATGTATTTGTAATTGATTCACTTGCTGTTTCTGTATCTAATTGAGCTTCTGCATCTATATACAAAGTACATAAATTACTACCATCTCTTGTAACACATACGTGATACCAATCTCCAATAGTATAGTTACTATCAGCATTTAAGACCTTGCTTCCAATTCTAGCATTAAGTGTTGTACTATTTACCCAAATACTTGCAGTATCGGTATTTGCATATTCTCCACCTAAAATAAAAATAATATTTAATGCATTTCCTGTATTTTCAAAATCTGCTTTAACCCAACACTCCATTGTAAAAGCACCTGTGCCTATATCTAAATCATCATCATCAGCCACCTCAGCATAACCACTTCCATCTAAATTAAACGAGTTCAATCTATCTCGAACTAGGTTACCGAAGATGTCTTGTGTTGGTATAGTTGGGTTAGGTATAACAGTTGAGTTCGATGTTGCTCCTCCATCTGTTAGCCTGTAAGCACTTGCTGAAGATGATTGTTCTAGTTGAGCTGCCCAAACTAAAACTTCTCCATCTGTTACATTTGGAATACCTAATTTTATCTTCATAGACGATTGACCTGATGCAGAACTATTTGTATGTGTTATTCTTTGCCAATCTCCTGTAAGAGTAAAAGCCTCACTACTAACACCTGTACCATTGTAAACATACAATCTTACATCTTCGCCAATAGTACTACTAACACCTTTAACATATATAGACGCAGTATTATATTGAACAGTTGTAATATTTATTGTAGAATCAATATATGAATTTGAGCTAATTCTTCTTAACCTAGTTGCATTAAGAAGCCCTGTTGGAGATGTAAAACCATAAGTTTCAGTTAAATTGTTTTTTGTCCAAACACTTTGACTAAAATCTTCACTATACGTCAACAAATTACTCCCCTTACTCCAATTCATCATACCTAGTTGTGGTATTCTTGGTTGAGCATCAACGTATGTAGCTCCGTTTAAAATACCTCCGTGGTCGGATGCGGTTATTTCTCGAACGGAAACGTTGCTTACTGAACCTACAAAGCTATTCGCTACGATGAAAAAATCACTACCACTAGCCACTTGGGTGAAAGTATACGTTCCATTCGCTGTCATTGTGCCTCTTGGCGCTCCCCCTGCTGAAACCTCTACGTTACCACTTTCATAATCAGACACCTCAATAGCTATTTGATACGACTTATTTAATGTAAGTATATCATCTTGGCGTAAATTATTTGAACCTGACTCCCCATCATTACTTGCTTTATTATTAGCAATGCTCCAACCATCCCCAAGCCCCCAATTTACATTTGGTAAAGGAAAATCTCCATCAACAACCTCTTCCTCTTCCAAATTAGTACCACTATCGTAGGCTACCAATCCATCGCCCTCGCTCAAAGCCCAATAACCTTTTAAGTTCGTAACGCTTAAAGACGTATTAGGGTTATCTATTGCAAGTTTATTTGGGTTTGCGTAATCGTATGTAACATCATCTGATGTCCAAGCATAATCATAAACTTGAATATTTGATATTTTACCTCCAAAATGGTCTGAAGTTCCTCCACCATCCCACTCTTGACCAAAGTCAAAAAGATTTACATTATTCCAAAGAGGGTTGGAAGGTGCAGTACCAATTAAACTTCCATCAACATAAAAAGATAAATCTTTATTTCCACTTCCTGACCTTCTTGCAACTACAAGTCTGTGCCATTGACCATCGTTATAATTAACTCCTCCACTTAATGGTACAACATTATTATATGCTGATGCTGAATCATCAAAATATATACCACCTACATTTGCTGAACCTGTCGCACTTGTTTGTGGATTTACTCCAATTTTAAAAATATTTGTAAATTGTTGAGGACCTCCTGAACTTATTAAAATATTTCTAAAATAGTCAGTTGGAGTTTTGTCAGAATTAAACCATATAGCAAAGGTAAACGCATCGCCTGTACTTAATGTACCTGCAAAACTATTTGCACTTACATAAGTAGTTGAGCCATCAAACTCAAGAGCCTTACCTGTAAACAACTCGCCTACATTATTGTTGCCCGATTTGTCAGGTGTGATTTGGGTTAGTTCTTTTACGGATAGGTTTTCAAAATAAGCAGTAGAATTAATCGTACTATTCATTGCTCTAAGCATTATATAAGAAGAACTACTTACCGCAGTAAATGTATATTTTTGAGTAACAAATTCAGTAGATGAAACTGCGGTACCTACAAGTAACTGAGAACCTCCACTTGATGAACCAACTCGAACATCGGCGTTATGAGTTCCTTTTTTAAGTTTTATTTCTAAACTATATGAACTACCTGAGTTTGTAGTAATCGTTTGTTGAGCTAAACCAAACCCTCCTGTACCATCAGCTTTAATTTCAAGAACATTATCTGTTACCGACAAAGTTGAATCATTTGGACTCCAACCTGTCGTATTATCAGAAAAATCTCCATTGACAACTTCCTCCCTACCTAATGTTTCGCTCGTTTCAAATCCAAGCCACATCTTTAGATTGGTTGTGATAACTACAGCAGCAGCTAATGCACTACGGAAACTGCTTATTGTATTTTGTATAATGTTTACTAACATATAGCCCTATTTTAAAATAAAGCTACTATGTCAGTTGCAGTTGTGTCAGTTGCTTTTACATGCGTAACTTGAACAGGTAAAAATGTTCCGTTTGCTATGTTCTTTAATAAGACAGTAGAACCACCTAAAGTGATAACGTTTATATCTCCACCTGTACCTACAAATAATGCAGCAGGAGAGTTAAAAGATGCACCTACTATTGCAGTTGAATCGCTTGGAGTTACTACTGAAGCAGTTGCTGCTTGTCTTACTATTGTATTCTGTGGCATAATCTTGTTTTTTAAGTATATTATTAAATAGTAAACTACCTGTTTTGTTTTAATATAGAGCAAAAAAAACCCTCACATCTCTGCAAGGGTTCTAATATTATGTACCAGATCTATGAATCTACAACAGTTATTGTAGAACCTAAACCATCAAATATGGTTGTTGTTCCCGGTTCAACGAAAAGAGCAGATTTACGCTCTCTCGATGTTATCGTCAATGTATAGCCACTCATATCGCCAAGAGCTTTACCCAATGCAACGCTACCACCTGTAACAGTTGCACCATTGTAAGCACCTACTAAGTAACATTGCCCAAAACCTGTCGCTTCATTTACATTATTATCCTCTGTAAATATTTGGAATCGACCTGCTGTTAATAAACGAAGAGCCTTGAGAGCTTCTTTGCTTAAATTTGGTAACATTAAAGTAGTTACTTGCTCATAAAATACCGTACCATTGTCCTCAGACACAGTTATAGTTTCAGTATATTCAGAGCTTTGTGGGTTTAAAGCATATTTGAAAACATTTGTAGTTCCTGCTACATCTGTAAGCTGACCATCTGCGTCAACTGTGTAAGCACCTAAAGTGTCATGATTAGCAAAGTAAACGTTTCTTAAACCACCTACTGCTTCTCTACACTCTAAGCCTCTACCATTTGTTAATAAACATGCCATACCTTAACGAATTATGCGTAAAGAACGATGTCTGCACGAGTAGAGTAACCTACACCTGCATTGAACTTCATTACTAAGTTTACATTATCTGAACCATCAACCATAGTTTGGTCTAATAGCTTAACCTCAGTCATATCTCCCTCTAAGTCTGTTGCAAAGAACATGTTAGATTTACGACCTGCTACCATTACGTTAGCTGCCATACCCGGACACCACTTGATAGGAATACCCTCAAAGTTTGACTCAGTTACACCTGCATGGTATTGGTTTAAGTAACCTAAAGCTGCTTGAGCTGA